TCATTTCACATCAGCATCCTTTTTTATAATTTTTGTGTGGTCAAATAATCCACTTGCTGACAATCCAATGATGATTCCTTGAAATACATTTGTTTTGATATCTCCGCCCAAAAATAAAACGCCTAGCACAATGCCAAGCGTTAAATTTAATAACGGAACGTATTTTGTTTGTAATCCGATTGTTTTGGTAATCTGTGAAAGACCAACGACAATTCCAATCATTACGGCTAAACTAACCATTACATACCACCCCCTTTCAAGAAGAAGGTGAGTGCTGCCCCGATAATTCCGCCAACAATAAGACGCAAAATCCAGGTGGTATTGGCACTGATTTTATCTAGCTGTTTATTGATATTGATAATGTCTTTTTCGTTACCGGTTGTTCGCATCTCTAAACCTTTAATTTCTAAACGAATGTCCTTGATATCTTGCTTGATTTCTTGAACATCGCTTCTTACTTCTTGTAATCCTTCCACTTTGACCACCTCATTTCAAAATAAAAAGAGAGACTCTTGTCCCTCTTTCGCAAATACTTTTATACTCACACCCTAAGTATCAATCCCAAAACTGCCATAACTATAGCGCTAATAACAAGTCTTAAAATCCATGTGGTATTCAGACTGATTTTTTCTAATTGTTTATTGATTGTAGAAATATCTTTTTCATTTATAGTTGTACGAGTTTCTAGGTTACGAATATCGCGCATGATTTCTTTTTGTTCTGCTTTTAGGCTGTCGATTTTTGCATATACGTCTTCCATACATTCACATCCTTTTTCCGAAAAATCTTAATAAAGCAATCTCTATATCCTATGAGACAACCCTATTCGTTGTGAATTTATGAAGGACATTTTTATACCAAAGCCGTATTTTGTTCAAAATAAAAAGCAGCTTATGGCTGCTCTGGTTTCTTATCAATTAATTGTTGTAGTAATAATTCTTCTAACTTTGCTATTCTGTCTTCCTGATGAACTACTATATCCTTTAAGTCGTAAAGTTGATCCTGGATGAAAACTTTCTCGCGTTTTTCTACTTCAAGCGCTTGTTTTACCATTCCAATATCAAACTGCATATTGTCTGCTTTCCAGTCTAATTCTTGTACCGATTGCATTGTAATAGAAACAGAACTATATAATGTGACTGCATTTTTTTCTGGTGTTGTAAATACACTATCAGAATCCTCAGCGATCATACCATAGTATACAGGCAATACATCAATTTCACCTGCATTGTACTTTTCAACGTCAGAAATCATATTGTATTTTTTAATACGTACAGAGTTGAGTGTTTTTAGCGCAGAGAACTTCAAATCTTCAATATTTGTTTTGATTTTACGAGATGAGTTAGGAATAAATTCCCTTGCCCATACGCCTCCAGTTGCTGAGATGTTTTCTTTTGCTCTTAATGTTCTTAATTCTATATCTCGCCATGCATTTCCTAACGTATCTTTAATCTGTAATCCGGTGTCGTAACCTGATACAAGGCTTGATCTTATCATTACTCTTCCGAGGACTAAATCATGATCATTGGCGCCATTCAGGAAGTATATTTTATTACCACTTCCTTTTCTTTGGAAATTAAACTCACCGTAGTTATTTGTGAAATAATGTGGTTCCGTTGTAGTCACCATGAATTTACCGTATCCTGGAGCCCATCCTACTGAGTTAAAAACAATATCATTCAAGCAATCAAAATACAATCTTCCGTCTGCATACGCATATAGATGACCACCATCATTTTGCATTTGAATATACGATGACCATATATTGTTCCCTGCTGCATTTTCTCCTTTTGAGAGTCCAAATGTAGCAAAAGCTTTAGAAGGTTGCTCAGTACCGTTAATTCGTGGGGTTTTTTGATAAATATAGAATGAACCTGTACCAGTGAATTTTCTGTTATCCGAACCAAGAACAAGTGCAGGTTGAATACTTCCATCATCTGTTTCCATAAATCCCATATAGCCACGTGGTTTATCTAAATCAAAAATCTTCATGTCTTGCTTATTTATTTCAACAAATCTATTTCCACTCGTTTTAAGTGTTACCCCTTCTAAAACTTGCCCTTTGATATGCTCGGCTGTTACGTAACCCTTTAAATTAATTCTACCAGCCTGTATTAGAATTTCTTCTACCGATTGATTAATTTGAGATATAACATCGCCTTTTTTAACTCTAGAGTTAATATTTTGGTTTGTTAAATTAATAGCCGATTCCATATCAACTACATAGGCGAATTTGTTATCAGCATCCTTTTTTGAATAAACTTCTGTCGCTTTCGCTCGCAGGTCTATTTCTCCTGTATTCTGTCGGATCTCTGTCTGCATGTTTTTTGTTACAGTATCAAAGTCGCTCTTAGCTATCTTATCTGCGACCATATCAACCAATTCTTTATAGTTAGTGATATCTTTCGGATTTGGCATGTATACAGATGGCTCTTTACCTTGCTGTAGCTGCGATTGAGATACCCAAATTGTACCGTTACGACGTACCCATATATCAGCACGTAAATTTGTAAATCCAGTAGCAGGTGCTTTAGCAGTTACACTTACCAGCACCCACGATCCATTTGCCAATAATTCTTTAATTTCTGTTTGTACGTAGCTTATTTGTGTTGCACCATTATAAAATCCAATTTTAATAACAGCACCGTTAGCTATAGTGTTTTTATCAACGGTGTAAACCCACGCTGAGTATACATAGTCACCACTATCTAAAGGTACACCAGCACTTTGAGATATCCCTGTATAGTTATCAGAATTTAACCCTGCAGCATTTATGCGCACTACATTATAACCGTCGTGTTTTCTATCGGTTACAACGTCAATTGTAGTACCCGTAACATTTCCGATTTTGGACCATTTGGTTAAACTGGGAGTTTCATTCACTACATTACCGTTCGCATCCACTTTCTTATCTTTAAACTCAGTGTTGAACAGTTGGTTTATACTACCAAGTGCTCCTACATAAGCTTTCATTTGTTTTTCCGAAATCTTTGAGCTTAATGAATCGTTCGTTTTTTTGAGCTCATTCTTCACTTCATCCACATCTGGAACAACCGACTCCCAAGCTGAGCCTGTCCATATTTTCAATATACCGGGCTTACCGTTGCTAACATCTCTCCACAATGTTTTATTTGCTTTAAGACCAGTTGTTGGTGGGTTCTTCGCTTCGATAATGTCCACCATGTTATTTTCTATGTTTTCTTTTAGTTGCTCTGATATATCTTTAGCCGCTTGTGATTCCTTTACAGCTTGTCCAGATTCTTTCTTTGCGTCTTCAGCTAACTTTTCTAGTTGTTCTAACAGTTCTTTGTTGGCTTTGCCTTCTAACCAAGCGCGCATTTTGTTATATAACTTTCGTAATTCCTCGTTCGGATCTATAATCTCTCGATAGTCTCCGAATACATATTTATCTTGTGTAGGATCTGTATAAGATTCATCCCCTGCAATTACACGAGCTTCTAAATATAGTTTTGGTGTAAATCCTGTATCTTTTATTTTGATTGTATCGCCTTCGTTTACTAATTCGTGCGCCAATCCAAATATACGTCCAATAGCTCGCGCTTCTACTAGATAAGAAACCGATGTATTAACACGTTTTTTAAACTCAGTTTTCATGAGTGTCATTAAACGCTGAGGTGTCATATTTTGATCTTCAGTCTCTGGACTATAAAAACCAAATTTGTGTTTCCCTCGCTCATTCCAGCGTTGGAAGGCATCGTTATCAGTAATGTAAGGAAGACCATTATTGATACTTTCAACCGTAATTATTTCGTCTCCTTCACCTTTAACAAATCCCACAAGAGCTGTACAAATATCTCTAGAATGCTCAATTCGTTTTACACCAACCAGGTCCTTTCCTAAAACCACTTCCTTACCGGTTTCTCGGCCACGTTTCTTTATCATATCAACGTACCAACCAGTGATTCTAGAACCAACTACCTCTACACGATATTGAATTTCTAAATCAAATAACGCAGCGATTTTCTTTAAAAATGTAAGAGGATCTATAATTTCGTCGATTGTCATTGTGTGGAAGCCCATATATTCCGTTCTACCGCGTTTCCACTTCATACCTATCAGGGCCATATCAATAAACTCATTTACGGTTTTACCTTCTATCCGTTGCGGCATTATATAGCCGTCTTTCGCTATTTGGCTCCAAGCACCAGAAGCATGTATAGTAATTGATCTATCATCAGAATCTTTCTCAACTTCATTGTTGATTACATATGGAACCATTCGGCCATCACGAACTTCTTTTACAATTAAATTCTGTTGTTGCAAAGTAATTGCGTGAGGCGTTCCATCAAAAGTTTTAAACTCTAACATATCAACATTATTTTTGATTTCCCAATGACGAATATCATCCCAGTAGTCTTTTGGTTGGATAACTGAAACAATTTGTTCAGTTTTAAAATCCACGACATGTAATATCCCATTCGGCGTTTTCATCTATATCTCTCCCTATAGCTCACGGTCGCGGTGAAATCCGGTGGTATAATATCAATACGATTTTCGCCTCGCATTACGGTTGGGAAATTACTGAAAAACTCTTTTAAATCTATAGCATCCATACCATTGATTGTTACAAGACTCCGCTCGGTATCTATAATAATTTTATCTCCAGTATCGAAAATATACGGCTTCGTATTATCCGGCACTTTATTGAGCTTCCAAATCTTCAAATCGTCCACTTGCATCGTATAAACAGGGGTATTCCGATCCCATCTACAGATTGCTATCATGACTTGAGCAATCTTACGCCCCGTCATTGGATTTTGTTTGTCGATTTCACTAGTATCAATATAACGCTCAACCAACGCGGCATCATCCGTTTCGGTTCCGTCTCTAAACCTTGCCACGTAAACAGACCACTCATTTCTTCTTCGTGCGATACGCAATCTTCCATAAAAATTATTAAATGTATTAGGATGCATACCACTTGTATCAACCAATAAGCGTGAGCTATTAGGTGTTCCGCTGTTACCAATTCTCGCATGAGCCTTAGTGATTTCAGCATCCCAATATAAATCATTCATATTAATACGGGCCACCACTTCGCTTGTTTCACCTAATAGTAAAATTTCGACTCGTCCCATTTGATCTTTATTTCTCGACTGCAGATGGACCCTTGCTTCCATTTCAAAATCTTGTATCGGGCCGCCAGGAATATTCTTCTTCACAATACCACCGTGAAAGCCCTTTGTTCCTTCTGGTCCGTAATAAGGGCAATAAAGTGCTGTACCATCTTTTACTTTAAGTTCACCTGTTCCTTTCATATCATCAAATTGCCCAGTAACAGGAGTCCAACCAATAGTAGTTGACATATCATCCCACATTACACGCTCGCGCTCCTGTACAGTTGTTTCTTCCACAGTGAGCGGATAGCCGATGCGAAAATAATCACGTCCACTTGGATATGGACCATACCAGACATCTAGAAAAGTACTTGGTTTATTTACCTGGATTTCTATTAATGCAGGTGCTTCTACACTACCTTTATTTACAAAATAAGAAGTAATTTCAGAAGTTGCTTCTCTAGTAAATAAATGAGTATTTGTTTTCCCTAACTTATACGGGTTTGGGCACGAAAATGAAATCGTTGCTTGATGAATATTGGATTTTTCAAGCTTTTCTTCAACTGCTTCTTTAATTCCGTAATATACTAAGTCAGGCTCGTCCGTAAACAAAATTTCTACAGGTCTATCTGTATTCAGTAAATCATTTAATTCGTCAATACGTTTTCTTAATTCAAAAAGAGAGACCCCCTTAAGAGAGAAATCTATTTCGATTACTCTCTTGGGAGTCCTTTTACCTAGAAAATATGAACCTGGGCGGTGAGGTACGGTTAACTCATTAATTTCGTCACTTAAAATTCCGCGACCTCTTATATCGTTAACCATAAAAAATCCTTTTTCGTACTTTTTCTCGAAGTATTCCTCTAAATTAATTCCATTAAAAACTAACAATCTACCGCCCTCCTTTAAAATACTTCTTTCCGTTTTTTTACAGCCTCTTGCTCTCCAGTAATATCATCAACGAACCTATTAAACTCTTGTCTACCAAGCTGTATACTAATATACGCTGGTTGTCTTTCTCTAGCTGTAGAATTTGAAGCAGTTTCGGCATCCGTATTTCCTGAGCTTGCTTGTGCCTTTGCTGTCTGATACGCACCTAAGCCTCTAGGCATCCCGTATACGGTTTCTACGTTTAATGCCTCTGGTTTCATCCAATCAGTCATTTGTTCAGTTGTTCTTTGTACGGCCCCTTTCATCGCATCAATACCATTAATCCAACCTTTCATCATGTTGACCCCGATGAAATCCCTGAACCAACGTGACGGTGAATGAATTGATAAAAGTCCAGATATTTTATCTTTTATCCCGTTTCCGATATCCGTAATTTTGTCCCAAATAGCCCCAGCCATTGAGCCGATACCATTTAATAGTCCCTGCATCATGTTACGTCCTATGCTACCTAAATCGATTCCGCTTAAGAAGGATGTCACATTATTAAAGATTTGAGTCACAGTGTTATAGATAGCTTTTAGGATACTCGATGTAGCAGAACTTGCAGCATTCCATATCGAAGAAATAATGCTGCCAGCTGCAGACATCGTAGACGAAATGACTGAACCTATACCTGAAAAAATCGAGCTTACTAGTGAAGAAATTGCTGATAGAACACTAGAAAAAATAGATTTTACTAAATTCAGTCCACCAGTCACGACCGCTGAAATTAAATTTATTGTCCCTTGGATAATATTTCCGACCAATGACATTGCACTTGATGTTATACCCTTCACCGCGTCCCATGCTCCACTCCAATCACCTTTTAGAACCGAAGTAAATAATTTTATAATATTGGTTATAATTCCAATCGCAGAGGTGATTATGCCCATAATGGCAGGGAAAACGGCCTGGACAATCGATAAAATAAATTGAATCGCTGGAATAACTACACCTTTTATAATCGTTGCCAGCCCCTCAAGAATTGCCGTTACAATAGGAATTGCTGCTTGAATAATAGAAACTATCACCGGGAATACAGCCTGAACAATTTGGAGAATTAAAGGAATTACTGTAGTTGCTATAATTGAAATAATTTGACCGAATAATTGAATAATAGGAATTGCGACCGAAATTGCCGCCCCTATAATAGACGCTATTATAGGGAATACTGCTTGTACTGCCTGAAGAATAATCGGAATCACTGACGTTGCTATGATTGATAGGACCTCTCCAAATCCTTTAATCAGCATTCCTGCTATGCTAAACGCCGCCTGGATGACTGCTAGAATAATAGGAAATGCCGTTTGAAAAGCTTGCGTAAATATTGGAATGACAGTCGTTGCAAATTCTGAAAACATTTGAGATAAAAATCGAATCCCTTCACTAATCATCGGCATAATTTGGATAGTTGTATCTGCAAACATTCGAATAAGATCAGTGACCATCGGCATAACCTGTTGCATAATTTGACCAAATCCAGTGAACAATCCAGTTACTAGTGGTACCACAGATTGTATAAGTTCACCAAACATTCGGAACAAATCAATAGCAAGTGGAACTACAGCCTTCACAACCTCACCAAAAAGACTAGCAATCGTAGCACCTAACTCTCCAAATGCTGCACCAAGTTCGGCGAGCGCTGGACCTAAAGTAGCAAAGCTTTCAGCTATAACTTGACCAGTTTTCGCGAATTCTGGAGCAAGTGGTGCAAATGCTTGGATCAATCCTTGAGCCATAGACTGCACAAGCGGTAAAACTGCAGATAATACAGAACTAAAAACAGCCTGTATGGATTGCCATGCAGACATGAAAGCCGATTTCACTTCTTCATTCGTATTTACTAATTTAAAGATCGTAGCACCTAAAGATGCGATGATAGCTATTACCCAGCCCACAGGTCCCGAAACCCCTAAAAACGTTAAACCGAGGCGCACAATTAACGGCATTAAAGTAGCTATTGTATTTCCTATTGAAGAAAAGGACATTTTTATAAAATTAATCACTGGAGAAAGGGCTGATCCAATTCCAGCAAATGCTGAACTAAGTCCTGATATTGCTGAACTAAACGCACCACTTATCCCCTGACCAAATTCACTAAATTTCGATTTTATTACAGTTAGCGAAATCTCTACAGCTGTTGCAAAACCAGAAAACACTTGACCCGCTTTAATTAACCCTGCCTCTAATGCTGCGCCGATTGCTGTACCCATTGCTGAAAATTTTTCCGGTATTGTCCCAAGATAAGAACCTAGAGAACCAAAAGCAGATTTCATAGCTTCAACGGCCGCTATTGCCCCACTTTTTATTGATTCCCACGCATTATTAACGGCATTTCGAAAAGTCTCATTATGTTTGTATAGTTGAACTAGCGCTACCCCCACTAAGCTTAGAATTGCAATAACCGCACCAACCGGTCCTAACAATAAAGCAAATCCGGCTCTTAATGCTGACAAAGCAGCCCGCAGCATTACCGCTGCTTTTGATGTTCCCGACATCCATAGCATAAGTTGACCGAGGGTGATAATTGCACCGCCGATTGAGTTAATAACAATACCCGCTACCGTTGCTATAACTAAAAAAGCCGTAGTAAATGCTACTACGGAAGCAATCACCGTCTGCACAGGAGCTGGTAATTTCATAAACTCATTTGCTAAGGTTTCAACCACTCCAGCTACAGCCATTAATGCAGGAGCTAATGCATCAGTAAATGCACGTGCTGCAGCATCAAGAGAGGATTCCATTTTCGTCAGTGCTCCGGCCCATCCTTCAAGCATAGAGTCCGCAGCTTTTTTAGAAGCACCGTCCGATTTCACTAAGGATTGTGTTAAAGCATCAATCTTTTCAGGTCCCGCCGCTACAAGTGCCATCATACCGGAAACAGCCTCTGTACCAAAAATAGTCGCTAACGCAGCACCCTTTTGAGCACTTGTCATACCCTCCATCCCTGATTTCAGCTCACCAATAATTTGAGCTAGAGGCTTCATATTCCCTTGTTGATCAGTAATAGAGACACCCAGACGTTTCAACTCGTTTGCCGCTGCTTTTGGCGGTTTAACCAGTCGTAGTAAAGATGCACGTAATGCTGTACCAGCTGTTTCTCCTTTGATACCACTGTTTGACATAATCCCAACAGAAGCTGCAAGTTCTTCCATTGATATTCCTAGCTGAGCTGCTGGACCTGCCGCATATTTAAATGCGTATTGCATGTCACCAACGCCTGCAGCAGTCGCATTTGCGGCGGTTGCAAGAACATCGGCAACGTGTGTACTTTGGCTCGCCTCCATACCAAATGAATTTAGTGCCGATGTAATCGTATCAGCAACCATACCCAAATCTTCACCAGAAGCGGCCGCTGCACTCAGCACACCAGGTAATGCTTTAGTTGCTTGCGCAGAGTCGAAACCTTTTGCTCCCATTTCGGCAAAAGCCGCTGCAACTTGCCCTGTAGAATAAACAGAGCTTTTGGCCATATCCAGAATTGCACCTTTTACTTGACCATAATCACCTTGCGTTAATACTGCCGCTTTACGGGTTTGCGATTCAAATTCACGTGAATTTTTGATCATATTACCAAGAGCAAAAGCCGACGCCGCAGCTGCAGGACCGAACGCATTTTGCATCGTTTGTCCTGTTTGCTGTACACGTCGGCCCATTTCAACAGCGTGATTACCTACTTCTTGAAACCTAGCACGCCAACCAGAATAATCGGGCGGCGGTGGAGGAACCGGAGCTGGCGGTAATGGTGGTGGTGATGGAGGTCGTGGTGGCGGTGGAGTAGGAGGTGGCTGACTGATATGCCTAAAAAAATCATTCCAGGCCTGTGTAGCTTGACCTAGGTTTCCAATTAAATTAGATATATCCGCAATCACCTGAGTTTCTACCTTGTTCTGACTCATTCACCTCACCTACCCTTCCTCTTCTTTTATTTGACTTTTAATCATCGACTCAATTTGATCAAAGAACAATTCATTTCTTTGGATTTTTTCAGCAACTTCTTTCCGTTCATTTGCTTGTCTTTCAATATCACGAGCACTTTCTGGACGTGTATATATGTCAGCCAAGGACTTGATTTTTTCAGATTGTGCATTTCGATTAAATAAAGCTTGTACACTAGCAAACTCGTATTTATCAAGTAGTTGTTCCTTGTACCCATTCAGCATAATATGGTATTCTTTCAGACTAATACGCCAAGATTGCAAGGTGGTCATATTAAAAAAGCGAAAACACTCACCTTGCAATTCATCAATATTTATCCGTACAGGCTCTCGAACGACTTCTGTTGCTCCGTCGTCATCGTTGCCAGAAGTTTCCTCACTGTCTTCTGGAAGAAAAAACTGTTCAACACGACCGCTTTGTTGAATCGTAAAATCTCATCAAGATCTAACTTTTCATCATTAAATAAGGCCTCAATTTCTTTCTGTACAGCCTCATGCGTAATTCCTTTCTCTGTGTGGATTAGTGCGTAATAAATAACATCAACAAAATTCGTGATACCGCCTTGCATAGCCTGAGATACGAATTGGAACGGACCACCATTTCCATCTATTAACTGAATAGCTTGTAAACAAAATTTCAGTTCGTACTCTTCACCTTTAATTGCAAAACGTGTATATGATTTTTCAGCCATTATAATTACCCCCAATTATTTTTTGTGTAAAATAAAAAAGCGCCTATATGGACGCCAATTCAAATTCCCATTATTTATTTCCCATAAATTCATCCATCGTTTTATCAAGCAAACTAATCATTGCTCCCCTTCGTTCACGCGGTGTTGTGTTATCGTACAATTCATTATGAATTTCACTTACCCTGTCTAACTTCCGAGGATCAACATACTTAACTACCCCTTCATGTCCACCGAGTGCCACAATCAAATTTCCGATTAGAACCGCTTGCTCTTGTTTGTTTAGTTTCATTTGTTCTCACCTTCAATCACAATCTTGTCCGCTTTAATTAAAATCCGTTCTGCATTCTGATCCAGCACTGACGTTTTTCCGTCTTTGCTTACAGTAGATTGCATCTTTTCTCCTCCCTCCATTCCTTCTGATAAACTATCAATGATTTTATTCAAAACACTTATTGTCGCTTCACCGCACTGCCTTGCCGTTGTCTTTTTTATAGGTTCTTCACATAGTTCCGTTAAGCGATTCAAATCAACATGTTGCGCTAATGCACTTTCGCCAATCGCTGACACAATTGAACCTGCAATCGAGACCTTCTCAAATCTTGTTAACTCCAACAATCTCCACCCCCAGAAACATTCTTAATTATTAATAAATACCACCTGTTAGAATTACTTTAAACATTGCCATCTGAGGGAGAAGCCTGACGTCTACAAGCTTCTCCCTCATTTAAATTTAATAGATTCACTATTACGCTCCAGGAGTAGCTACGTCACCAGATGGTGCACCATTAGGCACTGTACTAATCGTTCCCTTAGAAATTTTCCCGTTTAATTTTAAGCCGATAGAATACTTTGAGTACTCTTCATTTTCATGAGAAAGCTCTAAGCTATTCAACATGTATGTTCCTGATTTAACTTTAAACGCAGAAGCGGTTGTGCTACGTAGATTCACTTCATGAATTCTTACCAGCACCTTGTTAAGAATTGCTTCTTCTACATAATCAAGACCCTCATCACCCTCTGTACAAATCCCTTCAATGCTAGCAGACTGTGTTACGTCACCGTAATCAGATCCACTCTTATCCTTTGTTTTCAACTCAATTTCTCCAGCTTCAATTGATCGTGAACCTGATGTTTGGTTATAAAAGCGAACCGATTTTGTAGTCTTCCCGTCAGCTTGTGGGATGTCAATTAAATAAAGTGTCTCTGCACCTTTAAACTCTGGTGCGTTACTTTTTTTCACCTCTGCCATTTTTACTCCCCCTCTAATTTCTGATTGTTATAGTTATAAAACTCAAATGCTTCGATGTTAAAATCTCAACGTCTTTTTGAGACAGTGGTTCAAAATTCTTTACTTCCGCATTAAAAAAACCGGTTCGCTCCGGATTCTTTTTGCTTGTGTTGTACAAGTCAATTGAATACTTTTCGAATCGGTTAATTATTCTATCTTGCAAATCGTTCCTATCAAAAACTTTATCTGCATACACACCAACTTGAATCAGGTGATTACGTGAGAAATTCTCCTTTGAATACCTACTAATTGTTCCTGACAAATCCTCAATGGTAATGAAAGGTTTATCTTTTCCTGATACAGAAACACCATCGTATATCCATGTAGTAGGTGCAAACACGTCTAACGCTTTTTTGAGCGAATACATCACATCATTCAACATAATTAATGACCCTTCGCTACACGTTGAACAGTTTTGTTTATATCCTCAACAAATGGTTGCTCGCCTTCAAAAGCTGTTTTACGCATAAAACCTTTTTTAGTTTTGTGTGTAAATTCCTGTACCGCCGCATAAATAAGGGGTGAACCATACGTTCCAATGATTTTTGCGCCAATTACCATCTTCACACTTGCAGGAATACTTTCAGATAAAGGTCCCCATAATATCGGAGCGCGATTAGATGCTTGATTAGCCTGTAGACGTGTATGTTTTTCTACGGTTTGTGCAATTTGTTTTTGGTACTTAGTGGGGTCATGCGCCCTTGACACATTTGATTTCCCTTTAACAACAACTCTGATTCTCATCAAATCACCCTCTTCACAATTACCTCACGACGATTCACACCACCAAGCCCTCTTTCATCGATAAGCTCGATAACATAAAAAACATCCTTGCGTTCAATTTTTTCTACGCTCTCCAAATCCGTTTTAAGGGGAAATGTAACAAGTGCTTCCCCCTTTTTGACATCAAGACTAGCAAGCTTCGTCTTTTCGACTGATGTGAATTTCTTCCAAACGACTTGTACAGTTTCTTGACGAGGTTCACCTCGAATTTCTTCCCCCGTAATCGGATCCTTTTCAGACACGCCTTTCATATACAAGGTAATTGGTTCCTTACGCCCCTGCTCAATCATTTCACGATTTTCTCGGATTTCTTTAATATCATCTTCGGTAAGCAACCGCTACACCTCCTCGCTTATTAAATAATTTAGACGTGAAGAACATTGGGGATGCGGGCTTATTAATTGGTTCATAAGACTTTCTGGAATGTTTTTCGGATACTTTCCAGCACCTAAACCGTACGCATCTCGTCTCGCTAGCTTATAACACATATGTCTCGAATGGTATCTGTGACGGTGGCCGTTATCTATAATTTGATAACCTGCTACAATTTCACTTTCTAAACCATTTTGTATAGTAGCTGCCCGATATGTGTTAGTACTCTCAGAAATAGCAACACGCTCAACCTTCCATTTCTCGTTGTCGTGTACTTTTTTAATCTTTTGAGATATCATGCTGATGCTTTCACCTTTTAATACCGCGGGACGAATCACGCTACTTAATCGATCTCTCATATCTCCTGATAAATTCCATACACGATCAGAAAGTATTAAGCCGTCTTCTCCGGGTCTTTTTATAACCCCTTGAATAATTTGCTTATTTACTGTAGTAATAGATTTCGCATCTACACCCACTTCTGATAATTTTGATGTGGTCCACTTCGACGTGTTTTCAATCAATTTGTGAAATGACTGCTCTGCTTGTTTACGAAATTCCCTTTCGTATAAAGAAAGCTCTCGTAGTAGAGCGTTCAAACTACCACGTTTTATGACTCCATCCTTTTGGTAGTCATTCAGTAAATCGACTAGAAACATGCGTATTAAGATAATGGCCTTAACAGTATCAGAAACTTGTTTTTCGTGCTCTTCTTTAAATTCCTCGGAAATGGTATCGAGTGCTGCATCTAACTCTTGTTGAGAATCACTCACGTAATCATCTCCCATCTGCTCTTTTAGCAAATGTTTGGTGTGTACCTTTTCCACGTCTATATTTCCTATACTTTTTAAGAGCATCCGCTGATAATTTCTTGTAGTTTGCAAAGATCATCGATTTATCAACTGACTCCTCACCATCTGTGTAAGAAAAATAACGTGCTGCATCTGCTGCTATCGATTCATAAGCAAATGAAAGTGCAAGATAAAAAACAGCATTTGCGTTTACTTCTTCGGTTAACTCCGACTCAGTTTCAGCTTCAGTGAGCCAATTTCCGATGTCTTCCGGAGTTACTTTTGGAACTTTCGATAAGCGACTTTCCAGCCGTTCTGACACCTGCATTTGGCGTCACCTCCGTCACTGTTATTTTGCTAAGGTGTCATGACTCCTGCTGCTTTTAACTTTGCAATAAGTGCGTTTAAATCTTTCACAACACCAGCTACGTCAGTTGCTGTACTATCGACTTGTTTATCAACCTTTTTTGGCATTTGAGCCACTTTTTCTTCTAGACCTTTAATAATAGTGCCAATCGATGTGTCTTTCGCAATCGGCATCGATTTATTTAACCGCTGGGCCTGATTTTCAGAAATAGGCATGTATAAAACTCCTTTCAAATTGCAAAAAAGGTAGCGAGTATGCTACCTTTTAAGCCATTGTTTTAGAAATATTGCCAAGAATCGCAATGGATTCTTTAGCGTTTTTGATTTCAAATCCTAATTCTCCACGAATAACACGTGAGAAGTAGTCAGCACCACTTGGCGTAGCATCTACATCGTAAATTGGAGTTAAATAACGCGCTTTAACCTTTTCTGTATCAAGAAGTAGCGCACGATCCTTAGGCATATTTAAATCGACTACGACGTTAGAAATAACCCCACCAGGTAAGTCTGAAACGAACGATAGGATTTGGTAACCCGTTGCAGTGTCTTCACGAGTTGTACGGATTGTATCTCCACCAAGTTTTGTAATTTGGCGCGCAATATTTGGTCCACATAAAATTGTATTTGCTGAACCGCCTCGAGTAAATACTTGTTCTACAGCATCATTCAGGGGCTTAGCTGCAATTTCATTCCCTTTAAAGTCTTGCGTATACGACCCTTCGGAACCTGCAAAAGCGAATAATCCACCTGAAGTACGAGGCTGAGTCGGTGTCGCAGCAATTCTACGCCCGTAAATTAAAGAGGTATTTGCTTCACGAATCATTTCTTTTAAACGTAAATCCACTTGGTAGTCCAATTCATTAGACACACCATACGTATTTACTTGTTGTTGTGTACGAGAAACTGACGCATATCGAGAGAAAATTTGAGAAAAGTTATGCGACACTAAGCGGTCATTAATCTCATTCTTACGGAAAGCATCTTCTCCTTCTGGTCGTGGCCTAGCGATTACCTTCAGTTCACCACCAGCTGAAATCGCTTCTGCTGTTGTGCTATCGTACCCACGTTGTACGGTAATTTTGTCTGCATTTTCATCCACACTTACAACACGTAAAACCTCTAGACCATTTTGCACTAACGCATTTTCAGTGAATTTACGTGCTTCACCTTTTTCTAAGACTAAATCTGTTGCGCCAACAGCTGCTGCCGTCTTTACAATACCTGTGTCGGAATTCAGATAATCATTTTGCCATTCAAATTTCGTTTGTGTTAGTGCATCACCATTTCCGATTAGACCAAATAAAACAGGCGCTTTCGTTAGAATTAAATCCACATTCGCTTGCATTTGTCTTACTTGTTGTTGAAAATCGTAAGTAGTTGGTACCGGCATATTATAGCCCCCTCAAATTTTTTAAATTAAAAAAACGCTGACTTTTCGTCAACGATTCGTTATTTCCTCGCTTTTGCGTCTAACAATTTGTTGTAAATACGTGTAACTTCTCCTACAAACCTTGAGTCTTTAAACGCTTTTGTTTTTGCTTCTTCCAGTTCCTTTTCTAAAGCAAGAATTTCATTAGCTCTCGGATTTGTTCCCGGATTCGCTCCACCAGCTGCATCTGCCCCCACAACTTTCTTAAACATCCAAGGTTTACTTTCTTTCAACGCGTTTACAGCACCTTCAACCCCTTGATAGTTACCATCAGCATCAAGTTGAATCGATGACTTGTCTAAAAGCGCCAATACATCCCCTGGATCATTCGCATCTAAAGCACGTGCAATACTCTGGATTTCCGTATTCAAAATACGAGCATTTGCTTTTTCTTGTGCTTTTTGTGCTGATTCAGAAGCTTCTAATGCTTTTTTATCAGCCTCTTCTTTCTCAGCTTGCAAACGTTCAATCTCTGTCATTTCTAACTTTTTACGCTCTTCTTCAGCTTTTTCGAATTCTGCTAATTTTGCTTTAACGTCATCGTAGTCACCATATTGTTCGGCTGACTTGTTACGCTCACGTTCTAAGCGTTTCTTAACGATGTCATCTAGCTCCTCTTGCGTAAAAGTTTTTGGTGGGTCATTAGGATCTCCAGGGTTATTGTTTGGATCACCTTCAGGATTATCACCATCGGCAAAAAATTGAAGGTCTAATCGAAGTGGGAACTTGGGTGTTTTTTGCACTTTTTCTACAAAGTACTTTAATGCTGTAGCTTGTTTTGCGTATTCCATTTGCAAATCCTCCATTTTGAGCCTGTCGGCTATAATTTCCGAAAGTTTATAGCGCCATTTCGTAAGGCAAGTGTTACTTTTCGTTATACGGATCCTGAGACTGTCGTTTCAACATCCGTTCTTGCATAATCTCCATAAATTTCTGTTCCGCATTTTCTTTACCACTTCTCGTAATTGCCCCTTTAATTGATTCGATTTCGTTAGAAATTTCATCACCTAACTGCTCGATAAGTGCTTTTTGATCTTGCGGTAACGGTAAACCGAAAATAATCTTGCTAGCATAATAGTTATCTACTTTTGCTAACATTTCTTTATCGTACTTGAATTTTAGGTCATCCTGTCTAGCTTTCATATAACGCAAAATATACTCATTTAAAGTTTGTAATCGTGATTGCCATATAACCCATGAACGTTGCGTTTTCGAAATGATGTTACTGAATAAAAGCTGCACGGCCATATCGTTTATACCACCTGTATTCATATCAGCTGTATTCACCATTGGCACTTCAACTTTTTCATGGAGTCGCTTTTGCAATCGGTCCAGGTATGCTTCAATCGTTTCCTTAAATCGAAACCCACTTTCCAACTTCTTAGCACTTGGTTCACCGGTTTCTTCAGCACCATCACCTAAATCCCATTTCGCACCTGGTGCAACTTGAAGTGGATTCTTGGGGTCCTCGTCCACATTCGTCAATAAAGTAATAGCAAACATTTCAAAACGTAGTGCATCCGAGTAATCAGACATTTTTTTATCGATTTCATCAGACAACTTTATCGTTTTTTCAAGTTCACTATAGCCTGTCGTACGTTTACTCAGCTTTTCAGTTGGTACAGGTACTACAGGGATAAAATCAATCCCCATTGAAGAACGTTTAACGCGCTCTTCTTGTTTTTCTAATTCACCGTTGTATATTGACTCTTCAATTTCACAATCATACACACCAGCTTCTTCATGCCAAACTAAGAAATACGATAACTTCCACATTTTCGTTTGTTCTTCATCGAGCCAGGCGATAAAATGAATTTCTTCAAGTTGATCTATATCCCAGTCGCTATATTTCGCAATGACTTCCGTCGATGGATGCCAAATAATCTTAAATTCACCGCGCCGTTTATCGTAGTGAATACGAGCATACACACCAGTTTTTGAAATGGCACGGTCTTTCGCTGCTGCAAGTAACTTTTCATGCATTCGGTTGTCGTCCCAAACCCATGTTAATAAACGTTCTTTTGCTTTTGCTCTACTATTTTCCGCTTGTTGTTCTTCGCTAGGTTCATAACCTGACTGGATCATAAGTGTCGGATCATCTATCACATCAGGCGGTACTGTTACTTTCGGTTCTTTTTCAAATTGCCATGCCGCCACCATATTTACGATTTTCTGAGGATAATCGAGTTGTATTTTCGTAGGTTCATACTCAATGTTTTCAGGTTTTTTATAATCAGACCAAACGTTTAAGTCACCTTCATAACGTTCGTAAAGCCTGACTTCATCCATGATTCGCGACCATTCTGAATCACCTAGTGCAGTACGAACTGGCATTACAATTTCAACTGGATTCATCAAGTTACGATCACCTTGTACGCCCATTCAATCCCCTCCTTTCTCAATATCTTGAATTACCTGTAGTTCCCGCTTTGCGTCTCGCACGTTTATACGCAATAGAAAAAGCCATTTGAACTGCATCCGGACCGTCATCATGTGGATGCATCGGATACATTTCAAATTGCTCCAATAAAGCACGTAAATGTTTCATAAATCGTAATTTCCCGCTTTGTATATCAGGTAATAATGACTCAATACGTAGCGCTTTTCGTGTACGCTGCTTAATTTGTTTTAAGCGAGTTGATGAAGGATACCCTTTCTTTTGCAATGCTTCTCCAACCTTTTCCGCAAACCACTCTTGAGCTTGCTGTGCCTCTACCGCAAGTGCTTCGTATTGATATTCCAGCGTATATTCCACAGCCTTTTCCAGTAACGTATTTGGATGAACACGCTCCATAAAGATATCAATAACGTAGCATGTACCAGTTTCCACGTTCTTTGCAATCGTAACTACTACACTGTAATCGCCTTTCTCTTTACCCATTGCAAAATCCACCGCACCGTAATACATTAATTTTTTATCTTTCAAATCACTTTCAGTACAGTACGTGAAATATTTAGGTTTAAATATCTGCCTTTCCTCGTCAGTCGGATTGCATAAATACTCTTGGTTAAATGCTTTGGTACCGTCATCTTCTCTAATTTCCATCAAATCGATGTAAGGGAAATGTGATGGCCATAACGTTTTTGTACCACGTAGCATTTCTTCTTTATTCTGCTCATAAAATTCACGAGCACGATCTGCCGAGTCTGGATCATCTACCTGACGAATCTCGCGCCACTCTTGCCATAAATCTTCCCGCTCTGACCATTTCAAAATTGCCGGGAATGATCTTGATACGAAATCACGGCGGTTTTTAATAACATGATGCAATAAACTGTCGTAACAAACGATGGTACCCATGTAAATACAAGCACCTTCTTGACGACTCAGACCTGGAAGCAATTCTTCCTTGAACCAGCGTTTGTTTTTCGTTATTAAATCAACCGTTGCTGTATTTTCTTTACTCTCCAAATCATCCAAGATATAGAGTTGTACACGTTTTGAACCATGACGTAAACCACGTACCTGTGTCCCTATACCTTTTGCTTCGACTTTCGTGTTTGTTAAAGTTACGAATTCTTTATCGTTATCTACTTCATTTCGGCTCTTTTGCTCATGCAATAGAATACCGAAATCCTCACGTAGTTTTTCGTTGTACTTTAACTGATCACGTGCCCAAGATATAAAATCCCCGGCTACATCGGATGTTTCGGAAATCAAAACAATGTACTGTTTTAATCGATACACGACTTGATGACACAAATAACCGTTACTCAGGTAAGCGGTTTTCGCGTGACCACGGCCTACACTCCAGGCTACTTTTTTCTTTTTCTCCTTACCTGTTGTGATGTCATCTAAAAGCCCACATAACGTTTGGTGAAATTCTGCAGCATCATCCATCGTTACACCAGCTGGGATTAAGTTATCAGGATTGCCCGGATTCCCTTCTTCTGAGAAATACTCATACATGAAATACAGCATGTCATGCTCCGAGCGGTGCACCCTTTTTAACTTTTCTAGCTCATTGATGTCAGCAAGTAGTGTATCCATGTAATATTCTGTAGCCTCACCAGTTTCGTATAACTCCTGTAATTTCTTTGCCCTTTCTGCTACAAGAGTAATACGCTCCTGACGTTCTTGACGGGCTAACCACTTTCCGTCTATATATGCCATGTAGCCCGTCCTCCTTTTACTCGCCTGTCAATTTTTTTAATTTCTCAAGATGTTCTTCGATCTCAGCATTTGTACGAGTCGCATTTCCTAAATCGCCTTCGATCACTTTCTTGTCCGTCAGCAAACCGAATCGCTGCATGTACAATTGCATCGCTTTTACACTTGGTTGTGGTCCTAAAATTAACTGCATTAATTTGCTGTACACCTGTTCACGCTTCTCTGCAAGGAAACTATCAGCCACTTCACTCTTAAATGCAATGAAATCCTGATTCTTTGTACGCCATTCCCAAAGTGTCGTGCGATTTATACCAAGTTCGTTCGCCATTTCATCTTGAGTCCTTTTTTCCTCGTTGTTCGACTCCATTAACTCGTTTTCCACAAGCAAATACGCTGCTTGAATTTGTTTGGCCGTGAGTTTCTGCTTTAATTCGTCTAACTTAGCCATTCTTTCGCTCCCCTTTCTTCGTGAAATAGAAAAAGGCAACCGATTTAGTATCGATTGCCTTGAAATTCGTATGTTTTTTATACACTCATATATTAGTTATATTATATCTAGCTTTTCTTTAATTAAAGTACTAATGAAATCTAAACCAAGCAAACCACTGACCTTGTTTATTTTTAGTTACAAAAATTTGTCTATGTGATGCGTCATACGCTGGTAAATACTGCGGAAACAATACTTCTACGAACCATGATTTTTTTGCTACTTTCTCTCCACAGTAATGTTTAGCCATCGCATAATAAGATTCGGGATGTGGTCCCTTTGGAAGATATGCTATTTTTTCTATCTTCCAACCTTTATAATTCTCATCCTTATAGACTTGGGGAATAATTGTATTCAGCGCTTCTATTAAACCCTCATCTGAGCTTACATGTCCTACCTCTTGTGGTTTAGGACATGTACCATTGTTAATCAAAAATGGTACATCTTCGTTTGTTAAAGCAAATGATTCTTGAGAATACATAAAAATCCCTAATATGCTCAGCGAAATAATAACCTGTAAATATTTCAATTCATCACTCCTACATAGTTATCATTCGCTAGACAAATCAATCCAATACCTCATTTTCACGATATGAATGTAAGCTTTTTACGTATCTCTTGTATAGCCCCCGAGTTTAAAAATTCTGACGGAACGTTACGAGCGCCTGCCGGCACCTTATTTGATTTGACCTCCCCCGGGGGTTGAATTTTTTCTCGTACAAAAAGAAAAAGCCGAAATTATTTTTCCGACTCTTTTTTCTTTTTCGCTCGTATTAGTGTACTTTTACTTATTCCTGTCATTCCTTCGACTTGCGTATATGAATGCTTATCTAATAAGCCTAGTGCATGTTCAATTTGCTTCTTGCTATATTTATTTGGTCTACCTTCTCTAAAGTCCACACATTGTTTAGCGATAGCTTTACCTTCTTGGGTTCGTTCAACAATCATGTCACGTTCAAACTCAGCGAAGGCGCTCATTACATTAAAGACCAGTCTCCCTGTAGGTGTATCCTCTATCAGCCCCATGTTTAGCACGTGAACCTTTACACCTTTTTCAAACAGCTCTCTCACAGTCTGTATCGCATCAACAGTTGAACGAGCAAAGCGATCCAGCTTAGTAACTACCAACGTATCACCTGACTCCAGTATCGATAGTAACTCCTTGAACTTAGGTCTATCAGCTTTAGTGCCAGTGAACTTCTCTGAATAAATTGTATCGCAATTTTCCTTCTCCAGCGTTTGAATCTGTGACTCTAAGTCCTGATGAATTGTACTTACCCTTGCGTATCCGTATTTCATTCATATCAGCTCCCTTTCGGCGCTAACTAATGAATCTAAGTTATGACACCGTTCGATACATTGATACTATCACATCGTCAAAACGTTGTCAAAACCTTTAAGTTATGAAACCGATATGAATGATTATGACCCCTGAGTTTCAAAGCCCTTCTTCACTCAGCAAGCTCGGCTGATAAAAACACCCATCGGTTTCACCTTTCGTGTTGCCGATAGTTAGATAACCACTACAGTAGTCACCTTTGTTTCTACTTACTATATACGCCACAATCAGTCCAATCCAACGGGCATAGAAAAAGCCAGGATACCGAATATATCGGGTTCCTGGCTATGCATGTTATGTGTATGCGGATATGTACACAAAATACCTATCCTAGCATAAATTGTACCTATAGCAGGTACCTCTTGTCAAGCCCCGTACAACTTTTTTATCAATTTCTTCATACCAACTATATCACCATTAATATTCATGTGTATCATATCTACAGCTTGTTTACATCTTGTATAGTACACAGTCTCCGTTATATTCATAGTCCGCAGTGTATTCCTCCTCGGAATCTTAACCACGTACCGCGCCAGTACGATATACCGCATGTTCTTCGGTAATTGTTTAATCGCCTGATCCAGCACAATCTTATTCAGTCGTCCATCGCTTTTTCCGTCCTGTGTAGCCGGACCCGTAAAGCTAGGCGGCGCATCAGGGAACCGATCACCTACAGCCAGTGATTCGTAATTCTCCAGCCATAGTCGTATCGTCTGCTTTGAAACATATCCATCAATTCTGGTCATCTCCGAACCTCCTGACTCAGAAAATCAACCCCCTAAAACAAATACCTTAAACCATTAATAGTAGTACATACTATATAACTATTAATAAATAATACTATATATATAATATATAATTATTAGTTTTATATTTATATTATATATATAAGATATATTTTTTTAAGGGGGGTTCTTTTTTATTTTCTTTTTCTTTTTGAAGTACTGTAGTGTATTAGACCCCCTCCTAAAAACTTTTCTTTTATATATTTTTATTTTCATGTAAACAGCTGTGAATCTCCGAATCTCGAAACACGTGCCACGCCGCAGTTGTCTCATATCCACACCTGGATTTTAAAATTCCCGTAATTAATTCTCATCTTTTGGAATCTTATCACTTAACCATCTTATTAAAATAGCTCTTGTCGCTATATGAAGATCATCTTCTGAAATTCTAGGAAACACATCCCGTGGTCCTTTAAATAATTCCCTCTTAGGTCCTTGAATATCTTGTTCTTTAAAAACACCTTGATGAAAATGCGCAGATCGTATATTTTCGTATAGCCATGCCACTTTTTTTTCAAAGCTGAGGCTTGGATAATATTTTTTCACAAGAGAGATTATTGCATTTTTATTTTGATTATTTTCCCTCAATGGCTTAGATAGTGCATCTAAAGCCGCAATCCTATATGCTGAACTTACTGTATCAATATTCTTTCCTACTGAGATTGATATTTGATACATTCTTGCCGCACTAAGAAATGCTTCTTTTTCTACCATACTCAACTTTTCGAACGCTCTAAATAATCTTCTTGTATTTTGAGGTAATTCTATAGGCGAATAATATGGATAATCCTTCATGATTCCATGCAATTCAGAATAACGGCCTAACTTCTTTTTATCTTTTTTAGGCATTTTGGATGGTGTATCCTCTTCACCCTCATATCTCATTAAAAACAAATTTGATTTATTTGTTAACGGGTCAGTTCCCCATAAGTACTCATCCGAAGGCTTATAAATACCTTTATCCAAAAGTAGTGATAAAATTGCCGTAATCTCATTACATTTAGCTTCACACTTAGAGCGTGCATGCTTCTCATGAATTCCTTCAACTTCCATGTCCAAATAAAAAATACTCTCAGCATTTTTATATTTTGGAGCATCTATTGGAGTAGCGGGTACTAATCTCCAACCAGGAAAGTAGTATTCACCAGCTAGCCTGCTACCGATATAGTTATACGTTGATCTAAAAAAGAATTTCTCTGTTTTTTTTGCAATTGTTGCTAGCAATGCCCTTTGCACTTTTTTTTCTATATATTCAATCCATTCTTCTTTAGGAATATCACTAGATATTTCTATATAATCAAAAATCCCTTTTTTCCAGTAAGAAGTAAAACATAAAGTAATCACTTTATCATGAGGCATCTTCAATCCAATATAATCTTTGTTTTTAAAATCTCCTGTTAAAAGTGGGTCCATCCCATCATCTAAATAACCTATAGACCCTCCACCAGAAGAACGTCTTACCATTTCTTCCTCCAAGACTTTATTAAAATACGAAAGAAAAAGTTCAATCTTTTCTTCATCCAAGTCTCTAAAAAAATCACTTTTAATTACATGTATATTTGACACAGTTACACCCCAACTTTAATTACTAAAATTATTTTATTAATATATAATACATTTCATATTCGGTTTAGGGCAATATTTTAACGAACTATACAACTTTAAATCTATATAATTCATATGCTTTACTCCTTTTCGGAACATATTTTAATATCCAAACTTCAAATCTAGCTTTCTTATGTTAAAATTATACTTAAAAAGAAATTTTTTCGAGAAGGAGAAGAACATGAACATAGAAACAAGTACTATAGAAATATACTTGCAAAATAAACTCAGAAACTACGTAGAACGGTTTGGTTTCGATAATGTAAACAGACATAAAAATTTATATAATAGTATCCCCTCTCCCTTAAGGGAAATCTTTTCAATCTTCCATACTGAAATCAACGGATTATTAAAACATATGAACAACCGACTTAATAGCGGTCACTACACAGCCCAAGAAAGTCGAGACCTTTTGTACTTAATCGACGAATTAAGAGATATACAAGAAAATACTATGAATTCAAATATGCAATTCAGCATATCTAGCGGTTATGATGTTAGAATAACCGAGTGTGAAGATTTTTTACAACAAAGTTTAGGTAGTGAAATTCCATCCACCATCAAAAAAATGCGAATAATTGAAACGATACCGATATTTCAACTAGATTCAGGTGCTTCAATCGAACGAGCTGCAGAAAAATTTTTATTCCCTACCCAAGTTATTGGTAAAGGTTCCTATGCAACAGTTCTTAAGTATAAAGATTCATACTATAAACGCTTTTTTGCGATTAAACGGGCATTTGATGATCTAACAGATAAAGAATTCGAGCGCTTCCAAACAGAGTACGAGCAAATGAGAAAGCTTAAGTCTCCTTTTATTCTTGAAGTTTATAACTTTGACAAAGAAAAACGACAGTACACAATGGAATATGCAAATTATTCATTAGATACTTATTTCACAAAATATAACAACAGAATCCCAATGACCTACAGAATTAATTTAATTACCCAAGTATTCAATGCTTTTCAGTATATACATAGCAAGGAACTACTACATAGAGATATTAGTCCATCGAATATCCTAATAAAAAAATACGATGACTTCGATATAATTAAAGTCGCGGATTTTGGCTTAGTAAAGTTAAAAAATAGCCAACTAACAAATTTTGATTCAGAAAGAAAAGGTTCATTTAATGACCCGAGATTAGATATTTTTGGATTTGTAAACTACGAAATAAGACATGAAACTTACGCTTTGACAAGGCTGATTCATTTTATAATTACAGGAAATTATAGAATGACTTCTTTCCTAAATAATAGGTATGAGCAGTTCATACAACAGGGTATTGCTGATAATATTGAAGAACGTTATAACAGTGTCCAAGAGCTTCAACAATCATTTTATCAAATTGTGAATACCATCCAATAGATCCGCTAACCTTTGAACACCCTTCTTCACTAAAAACTGTTTCGCGTTATCCATAAGCCGGTAATAATAAACATGCTTATCATCATTTTTCGTGACTTGCTCCAGTAGCCCTAATTGAGAGAGTTGTCCCAGCCACGTATCAAACTGCGTAGCTGGGATATCTCCTCCTACCTGGTGCATAGCTCGCAAGATAGCTTCGGACCCCTTCACTCTATACCACGTGATTTTACGATTTCCAGTGCTTGTTGTTCTGTAAAACCTTCTGAAACGAGTGCGTCAAAACGAGATTTAAACAATTTAGACATTTCACGCTGCATCCGCATTTGCATCGGTAACGCCTTTACGAAGTTGTCCAAAATTATTTCCAGCTCAATATTTGTGTATTGTTTATTAGGCTCATTCATCTTATCACCCTCTTCAAACGTGCTTCGATTTCCGCTAAAACCTGATTCACGCCTTCAGGACTCAGTACGAGTTTCCCACCAACTAATTCGATATTTTCTTCAGAAACTTCACCTGTAATTTGGCAAGAGCCATTCGGATTATATTTTTGTAGAATAATTGATTCCCCTTCTACGAAAATCTCAATCGGATCCTTTACCTGAATGCCTAGTATGCGGCGTAATTCCATTGGAACCACAATTCGTCCTAATGGATCGATGTTACGAATGATGCCTGTTGATTTCATTTCTCTTCAGCTCCTTTTCCTTACTTCTTAATTGTTCCAATAACACTTGCTAAACCAAAGAATATTACGCAGATGAACCACGTTGTCCAAATCGGATACTCGTATATAATTTCCATTCAATCACCTCTAATCTTTATTAATTAGAATCATTGCCGGACCCTCAACCGTAATACCAGCTACTTCAATTTTTTCATGTGGACTTACTTGCACTGTTATGATACCTTCACGTGTTTCTAGCTCTTCACTTAAGTTTTTTGTAGATATATTCTTCATCTTTACTCACCATCCAAAATAATGCTGTATTCATCATTAGCTACGTAAAAATTACCGAATGCATCGCGTTCAGGGAATCCATTTTTCGTTGCCTGTACTATCTTGAGTTTCGCATTACATTTATGACATTTCGTGAATTTGTTCTCCTTGTACTCGTATTGATTCCCACGATTTCCGCACATGCAGCACTCATAGCGTGTACGATATCTCGGATTTCCTTCTTCGTCATATTTAATACCTGTTTTCCAATGAATCGGATCAGCTTCTTCTTTTTTCGTAATCTTTGCTATCTCTTCAACAGGAAACGAGCTACGATTTACTTCTACGATTGGTAGTTTACGAGTTTGCTTTTCAGAAGCCTTTTTAACAGTCCATTCATGAAGCTGTTCACGCGTAATATCGTCTACTGCGTTATGAATCTCCGTTTTTGCCATCGCAGTTCCTAATGTTGAGACATCCACTTCTGGCGGGTGCTGATTAACCACTTTCACAAGTTCTGCTGCGGTATTGATAAATGAAAATTCATCTGTTTCTTTTTTTAGTCTTAGATTCGCAGGCTCCGCATCAGAGTCATAAAATTCTACATTTGTTTTTTCTGGACGTTTAAGTAATAAATACTGATACCCTACAAAGCTGGAAACACCACCACGTATATTATTTTTAATAAAGTCGAAAAAGACTGTAGTTAATGCGTTTACGTTTACTTCTTTATTTAAACGATCTAGTCCGTATTCATAAAGCATCGCGTGAATAGCCTCATGAAGTACGTTTTTCATTTGCCCTTCATGCTTCGCTACATTGTCCGAAATCTTGATTTGTTGTTCGTGATATGTTACTTCAGCAATTCTTACTTCTCCGTTTTCTCTTTCTTCAAGCCATCCTTTTACGACTTCCACATCGTACGGTACACTACCAATCATCAATTGTTTAGGTATATCCATATAACTTCATCCCCCTTTAATTTGGTAAATTATTTTCAATTTCCGTTCGTAATTTATCTCGTAGCCACTTAAACTCTAAATCTTTTTTATCAATTTTTGCCTGAATCACTTTTGCCTGGTCCTTTGTATAACATTTACGGAAAACGTTGTATAATTTCGAAATTTCTTTCTGCAGCTGTCTCATTTCACGGTTCGAATAATAACTTACAAATTCCGTTTTACAACTTGGACAAATGAAATAGTGCTTGTCCACGCGGTTCGGTAATCGTGCTGTGAGCATCTGGACACGAAACACGTGCTCACATGCCTCACATTTCGCTTTTACGGGTTTCATAGTATTAGATCCTCCTTTCTTTCAAAGAATTATTTTATTAAATTGGCATCAACTATATCTTTGAATTTTCAAACTTAAATGAACCTCTAGACACATACACCATATACTAATTTAAATATTTCTTAAGAAAGCAGGTGAAAAATATGCCATCTATTCTCGGAAATCTTGTCGTACAAAATAGTAATGGTTCTTTCAACTTAGGTGATTTTTATAACGTTTCTCCAAAAGAAAATACAAAAGCTTATAATGGCTCGGGCGGTTCCAATGTCGCTTTTATCGTTAATAATTTTAATGGTGTTAGTGCAACAAACACATTCGATGCTGATGTTGCCGATCAAGACCAAATTGTGTCAAATTAGGCTACTCCTGAATAAAACCCAATATTCCGTTAATAATGTATATACAGTTTCTGATTCCCCTTCATACCCGAAGGCTTAGCAGCTAGCTTTTACTAGCTGCCCTTTTTATGTTTTACACGAATAAAATTCTAAACATTGTCTAACAATGTAGTTAAGGCTTAAAAAAGTCGATTTTCCCCACTCTAGCTTTCTTGGTCGAGAGCCGAGCAGTTAGCTTTTGCTAGCTGCTCTTATTCTGTAAGTAATTCCTCCTTGAATAAATTCCTAAATATTGTCCATACTATAAATACACTTAATTTTTGAACTTCCTTCTTAAATTTTCTTTAGGAGAGCAGTTAGCTTTTGCTAGCTGCTCTTTTATTTGGTTACTGCTTCTGTTTCTTAAAGAAATTCTTTAACTATATTTCCCTAATAAGGACAAATTCTTTAATCCGTCTCGAATAAAATAAATAATTTGGCATATAATATCTATGCATCTAGATTATTACCTCTGTATGGAGCAGTTTGGCTGGGCTAACTGCTCTTTTATTGAATAAATTTCTAAAAAGTGTTAACAATATAAGTACACCAAGGTTGAATACGAATGACCATTTCGTTCTTCTTATTCACCAGGGCAGTTAGCTCTTGCTAGCTGCCTTTTTTTAGTTTACCCGAATAAAGTTTCAAATTATGTCCCATACTATAAATGAGCTGATACAGCTTGAATTCACAGTGACCTCTGTAATGTTCTTTCCCTTTCTCTGAGGGATGAGCAGTTAGCGCTTGTTAACTGCTCTTTTGTATTGAGCAAATAATAAAATTTTGTTCTTATTTCTTTTTCAAATCATATACTTCTAAACTAGTCGTTACGCTCATAAGAGTTACCTCTTATCTGAAAAAGCACTGATGCATGGTGCTCTTTTTTAATTTCCTTATTTCTACAAAATGAAATTTTCATTCGATTTCTGCATCTAGACCATCATCAATTAAGAAGTCACATAGTATATCTAAATCACCGCTTGCCACAACCATTTCCCATGCTTCACCTCCATAACCATATTCCTCTGAAAGAGTATTAACAGCACGGTTAAAATCTGTAAAATTAAATTCTCCGTAATTAACAACCAAACTTCGACTATTATCCACTTCTTCCGTTTGATCTAGTTTTAGCTCATCAATAGTTATGTCCTTTTCAACTAGTACCTCTTCTTCCACATATCCATCACGAACACGATCAGCTGCTTGTTCTAATGTTTCCGCTTCTACAATTCCCTCGTACACCTTAGTTTCCGTAAACGTTACAGTAAAAGTTTTCATTATCTATTCTCCTTTTCTACTAAAATGAAGTTTTTATTAAAATTTTTATCAACAATTAACACATAGAAAACACACTCCATTTTTGGTAATATATAGTTAATCCTTGAATGCTTAGTTTTTAAAAGGACCCACCCCCTCACTGTGGGTCCTTTTAAATGTTTTCTATTAAAATAGCGTTTTTAATAAAAACTTCTCACATTTAAACCGGACAAGCATATGTTATTGTATGGAAGCTTTCCATTCATAGCATTCTACCTTTCTCATTTGAGAGCACACTTATATGTGTGCTCTTTTTTATTTAAGATAAAATAACGATTTTGTTGTAAAACTGCACCTATCTAAATAGCATGCATGCAATATCATGTGTATTCATATTCAATATTAGTTTTGGTCTAAGGCGCCCTGGAAAGCGCTCTTTTTGGTATGGAATATGAAATAAATTCTTACCCTAAAGGCCTTTTTTGATTTTCATAGTTTTTTTCCTTACACCTGTATGTCGGCTTAATCATAAGTTGTTATAGTACAAATTCGTTAGTTAATTTATAAGTGAGGTGTAAAAATGAGTAAATTTAAAAAGAATTGTCACATACCCTTTCCATGTGCCTTTCCTTTGCCTCAAATTGGGCCTACTGGAATAACTGGAGCGACAGGATCTTCAGGACCTACGGGACCGACCGGAATCACTGGAGGGACAGGACCTTCTGGTGGACCTCCAGGACCTACGGGACCGACCGGAATCACTGGAGCGACAGGACCTTCTGGTGGACCTCCAGGACCTACGGGACCGACCGGAATCACTGGAGCGACAGGACCTTCCGGTGGACCTCCAGGACCTACGGGACCGACCGGAATCACTGGAGCGACAGGACCTTCTGGTGGACCTCCAGGACCTACGGGACCGACCGGAATCACTGGAGGGACAGGACCTTCTGGTGGACCTCCAGGACCTACGGGA